ATTAAAGTTTATAAGTTTTACAGAAGTAGCTATAAGTTAAGTTTGTATTGTTAAGAAATCTTAGCCTCTTTAAGGAGGACTCTATTCTCTCATTCGTAGAGGAATAAATTGTTTCTATATGTGTAATTATCGTAAATTCTCCCACTTGCTTTAACAAATACATTTAATAAAACAAAGAGAGGGTGGCGTCGCATTTCCATTTTTTATGTATAAAAATGCTCCCCACCTCTCCAGGGACGCTCGTCGGGGGGAACGCCCCCTCCTCACTAAAAATAAATAAAAAAGCTTGCAATTATAATTGCATAATGTTATATTCTGATAAGAGTAAAAGCAAACAGGAAGTATAATGGCGTTAAAAAAAGGAACTTATCAGAGGGAGAAGTATAATGAGGTTTTCAAATGCAATCGAGTATAGTCTTAGGCATCTACGCCTTACGCAGGCAGGAAAAATCAGACTCACCCCTTTCAGTGAAAAAGTAATAAATTATGCTAACAAAAGAATGCTGAAAGATTATAAGGACATGCCTAGAAACCCATACAGTGTCTTTTATGGTATTTGCTATTACATGGCAGGAGACCTTGGCGAGTCAATAGAGTGGTCGAGGATGGCTGAATATATCACGTTTTCTAAAGAGACACCTGTTACGGAAAAAAGTGAGCTCTTTAAAGGCGATGTGACGATAGCAGTGAGAGACCTATATAAAAACATGAAAGGCAATTCTAAGAGCAATAGCAATACAAAGAAGGGTAACAAAACTAGTGGTAGAAGTGTAATATTTAACGAAGGACTTACTTATTGGAAGCACGGCAAAGAATATAAGTATCCTGACCAGGCAATAGATCAGGAAGATATCGAAGAAAACGTTGGACCGTGTAGAAAAGACCCAAACCCCAAACTAACCCAAGATGACAAGAGACGTAAAGATCTTGATCCAGTTGAAGAACTTAAAAAAGCATTAAGGACAGGGCGTGTTAATATAGCCGGGCTCAAGGAAATGCACGCAAAGTGGAAGAACCTATGTCCTCCTGTTTATAAATTCTCAACCTATTACTTTAAGGAAGTAGACATAGATGACCACAAAACATAATAACATTAAAATGTTGACACCTATGTATAAGTGTGTTACATTGTATTTGTAAGATAAGATCATTACTTTTAGGAGGAAAAGTGCAGGCTAAAAACATAAAGCAAACAACTATATACTTAGATAAGCAAACACATCGACAGCTTAAGCTTATTGCGCTGCTGAAAGAAACAAGCGTCAGCAAGCTTGTAGGCAAAAAAATAGATGAGATTATAAAAGAAAGCGAAAAAGAAAAAGCCTGAGGAGAAACAAGATGTCGACAAAATGTAGACAACTGAAGGATCACGGTGGTATATAAGGTATTACACTATTGCAACTTATGTGGAGAAAAGCTTTTGCCTAGCGCAGACGCGGCCAGCTTTGCCAGAGATACAGGCATATGTTTTCCGTTAGATGACGGCGTGTGGTGCGGCTGTTCGCCGAAGCATGACGTATTTATGGAGCTCGAGCCATTTAGTGAGGAGAAAAATGTAGATGAAAAAAAAGTATGTATTCAGGATTCCAGGGAATCCAGTTAGAGTCTTTAAATCAGAAACAGAAGGCCGACAGCCACTTAATACATACATGGAAAACAAACTACGATACATGGTTTCACTCGAAAACCAACACGAAGAAGCCCCAATAAAAGAGCCAGTCGAAGCAACATTCAAATTCTATATGCCAAAAAGCTGTAAATATAAACCAGCACGCGTGTCAATCGTGGAACTCTTTAGATTCGCCAACCAAATGTCGCGAGGACTTATTTATAAAAAAGACTGCCTCCTGTACAATGTAAAACTAGAAAAAATATACAGCGATGACCCACACGTAGAAATAGAAATTGTACCAGCGGAAGGAGCAACTGAACCATATGAAAATAGAAAAAAAAGAAAAACCAAAAAATAACACCAAAAGAAAAAAACGTCGAAAATACGAAGGAAGCACCTTTAGTGCGGACAAACAAGCCTTTTTCCTTTCAGGTGAACATGCTACTCCGGCTATTATAGAACACTTCGCAGACGAGATGGTTGAATACATAGCGACACACCCAAATGTTATGCACCTCGTTAAATTCCAAATACTTAAAGGCGTACCTCCAGGGACATATGACAGATGGCTCCAGGAAAACGAATACCTTAGAATGCGTTCAGCGTTCTGCAGGCAAATTATAGGACTAAGACGTGAAGAGAAAATGGCCACTTGCGATCCTAAGACCCTATCTCACACGCTTCACCTCTATAGTAAAGAGTGGGACAAGGCAAATAAGGACAAGGCTGCGCTTAAAGAACAGGCTGAAGGCAACAAAGAGCGCGACATTAAGATTGTATTCGAAGATTATAGGGAAAAGAAAGAAGAAACAGAAACCGCTTAAATAAAGGAAAACTATGAAGAAAATAATATTTGTTGTTTCGTTGCTCACCGTAGCAACCGTTGTGGCAGCTGACTCTACTGTTGTAGTGCGTGGTAGGGCAAGTAGGGCATACCATAGAGTCTGTGACAAAATGGGAAACCATAAAGGGAAGGTTGGACTCGCTGTTGGTTCACTTGGAGCAACCATAATAGGCAAGGCGTTCCGTAAAGAAATAGACGCGTATATTAAGCCATGTATCAAAAGTCTGTGGGGAAAAGTAAAAGGCTGGTTTAAAAGGGTGTTCAGAACAAAGAATGATGTTTAGGCCATCCCGTTTAAGGAAATAGAATGTTATACGCCTATACTGTTTGCTTCTTCTGCTTTGAAAAGCTAGAGCGTTCTAGCAAATGTTCTTGCTCTATAGCCAAAGAAAGCGAGCAGAAGTTTGCCATACGCTATGCTGACTTCGATGACACGCAAATAAAAGCGAGTCAACCAATTATACTTAGCTTAGCAGAATCAAACGACAGCGGGCAAAATATAGGTGTGCAAATTATCCTGGCGCCGGAACTTGAGCTAGGGGGGCGGCGCCTCTCGGATTTTTATGAGGCCGTGCAGTGGATAGAGGAGATAATAAACTGTGAAGAAGCATGATGACGTTCTCTGTTTGTGTGGCTTGTTTTGTGTTGGGCGTTAATTGTTAAAGGAGAAATGTGAACTCTGAACGCAGGCTTTATGTAGGGGGCTGCAAATGAAAGGTCCAGAAAGAAGTGTAATAGTAAGTACGGGCGACAAGTTTGGGCAGTGGACTGTTATTGGAGAAGTTGCGCCTATAATTTATTACAGAAAAGGAGGGAAGAAAAAAGGTAAAAGGGATGTTAGGCGTCGAGTTAAATGTAGATGTGTTTGCGGGGCAGTAAAAGAATTAGACGTGCTTTACTTGAACTGTAAAAGAACAAGAGAGGGTGGATGTAATATAAGGTGTAGAAGGTGTGCGTCTAAAATAATTGGCAACAAGTGTAGAAGATACAATCTTAAACCGCAGTATAAAGGATGGAGGGTTTTATATAGGTACAAGATGAAAGGCAAGGGGCTGATGGTTGAATGTGAATGCAAGTGTGGTTTTAGGAAGTGGATTCAACCAGGAGTGTTAAGGCTTGGGCGAGCATCTGTGTGTCACAAGTGTTGGATTAAAGATAACCTAACTAAAACCACTGTAGAAACTGTTCGCAAAGTAAAAGGGTTGCTTGCGTCTGGCATGAGGCAGTGCGATATTTCTAGAATGTTAGGCATTAAAAATTATATTGTTGGGTCGATTAAGCGAGGGAACTCGTGGAAACATATATAAAGGAGAAAGGAGAAAAGTGAGTTCTGATAGCAGGTTTTATGCTCTTTCTGTAATATTCACCGTATTGCTAGCCCTTGTTTTTATCGGAATTGAGTTTTTTAGTTTGAGTATGTTTGTTGTTAGTTTTATTGTCTTTGGTGTGCCAGTTATAGTAACATCTGCTGTATTTTGGTATGACTTGTTGGACAGTTTGTTGTCGCCTTGAAGGAAAGGGGTTTTTATGGCAATTGCATTGTTGTTTTCACTTGGAGTGTTTCTTGTTTTCATGGACTTGCTTATAACATATAAGCTTTATAAGTCAGTTGAGAGTGAGTATTATGAGAAATATAAGTTGCTATATGAAAAAACAATGTCACTTAGGGGCAGGCTTTTTGAGTTAGAAGATTCTGTTGACAGAAAAATAGGGGCAGCTTTGGCAAAGGTAAGAAGAAAAAGGAAGAGCCAAGAGAAGTGTCAAGAGAAGAAGTAAAAGTAGCTGGATTTACTCCGCGCTGGTATCAGCGCGAGCTTATTAATGCTCTAGAACACGATGGAAAACGAAACCTTGTTGTTGTTTGGCCTAGAAGGGCAGGCAAGGATGTTGCTGCGCTCAATATAATGCTGCGACAAGCTTTTCGTCGTGTCGGCGTTTACTATTACCTGTTCCCTAAACAAAGACAGTGTCGGGAAAATATCTGGGACTCAATTCTTATAACCGGTGAAAAGTTCTTAGACTTTATACCCAAAAAACTTATAGCTAAGAAAAACAATGTCGAAATGAAAATTGTGCTGGTCAATGGCAGTATTATTAAGTTTTCTGGTGCTGATAATGCCGATACGTTGCGTGGTGGCAACCCTGTTGGTGTTGTGTTTTCAGAGTATTCTAGAGTTAATCATCCAGAGGCCTACAGCGCCGTTATTTCTCCTATTCTTGCTGGTAATGGTGGATGGGTTATTTTTATTTCTACGCCAAATGGACACAACAACTTCTATGACTTATATAAGTTTGCTGAAGAAGATGAAACTGGCCGATGGTATCACACTCTTTTGACCGTTGACGATACAAGGCATATGACGGAGCAGGCGCTTGCAGATGAAAAAAAGAAAAAGGCTGACGAGACATTTTTGCAAGAGTACTATTGTAGTTTCGAAATTGCGAATACTGGAACGTATTATGCTAAGTATGTGCAGCAAGCTTATGCTGATGGACGTGTTGGGTACGTGCCGCACGATTCGGCTTATAGCGTCCACACGGCTTGGGATCTTGGTTGGCGATGTCCTAGTGTGATTATATTTTTCCAGGTTATTGGCAGAAAGGTTTGTATTATAGATCACTACCACAAAACCAACGAAGATCTGGCACATTATGTGAGCATGTTGCGCTCATATTCTCAGACAAAGAGTTATATATTTGGCAAGCATTTTGTTCCACATGACGCAAAGAAGCATGAGCTTGGCAGTGGTCTTACAAGGTTGCAAATCCTAGAGCAGCTTGGGCTCAAGATGGATGTTCTTGAGCGTTCATATTTAAATGATGGCATAGAGGTTGTTAGGCACACGTTTAAGCGTCTATTCTTTAATGAGAAGCAGTGTGGTCTTTTGCTTGATGCGTTAGAGCATTATTCGAAAGACTGGGATCCTGTTTACAAGAGGTTTATAGATAAAGACAAAACAGATTGGTCAACGGATCATTGTGATGCTATGCGTTACCTTTGCCAGGCGCTTCCGTATATAGAAACTAACGAACGCCCGAGCGAAGAGTTTGACAAGCAATATGATAAAATAGTATATGGTGGAAATGCTAACTTACCGCCTGTATTTAGAGATGACGGGTACTGAGTTTTTGCTCTCCTTTTACGAGGTACCCGTCATTTTAAAGGATGAAGTATGATTATACGTGAAGATTTTAAAAACTTAATTCCGAAACTGTCAGATGAAGAATATAGTCTGCTTGAGCAGTCTGTGTTGGATGAGGGGTGCCGGAATCCGCTGGTTATGTGGGGCGATATTCTTGTTGATGGTCATAATAGGCATGAAATCTGTGAGCGCCATGGTATTCAATACGGCAAGAAGCATTTGTATTTTGATGATGAAGACGAGGTCAAACTTTGGATAATTAAGAACCAATTGGGTCGTCGAAATATTTCCTCTTTTGTCCGGGCTGAGTTGGCCATACAAATGAAGCCTCTTCTTGCTGAAAAAGCAAAAGAGAATATGGTGGGGGGTTGTCAGATATCTGACAAGGGTCATATTGATACAAAGAAAGAAATAGCTAAGTCTGCCAATGTATCTCATGATACAATCCATAAAGTAGAAAAGATACTTAAAGAGGCAACCCCAGAACA